TACTATAACCATCATTGATGAAGTTCTGAAAGTTAGCTGTTGGATTATCCTTATCAAAGCCAAAAAATTCATTCCAGTTTATCTTCCTATTGGTATCTGTTTGGAAGAATTGTATTGCTTTTTGTATTAGATTCATTGCACTAATTTACAAATTTATTTGAATATTCTTTTAGGCTTATTAACTTGTTCAGCACATCCAGTAATACAATCTTGTGCATCATCATGGTCATTTGTTCCTTCCCTTTTATAATTTTTCATTGAGGCATAAAACTCACCCCACATATTTCCCCATCCTTCTGGATAAAATACATTCTCTTCTATCCAGTAGCTATTAGACCATATACGACTTTTTTTATTCTTTGTTTGTGTAAATGTCTTAATAACCGTAAAATTATTGGTTAAAAGCCTCTTTACGTTCCTTGCAAAGCCTCTTCCACCATTATTAGCTTCTATTCTGGCCTTCTGAATACCATCCTTTTCCAGCATCTTTGCAACAGCTGGTTCAGTATATTCCATTGATTTCTTGGTGTAAAGCACATCCAAGATGTATATTTGATCCTCTGCAACTAAGTAATTGATGCTACAAAGGTAATCACTACCAGTATCAGCTGTATCTGTATAGTTAAATCTTTGCCCCTCTGGAAGATGGCTGTACGTTTTAAAATGCTTGTACATTCTTCCAACCTCATCAACTGGCTCTTGCATGTAGTTAGCACCAAAGATAGCTGGTGATGTTTTGCTCTTCTTATCCAAGTAATCTTCATAGCTTAGTAAAGCTGGGCATAGCATCTGGCCATCCTTATAGGCTTCCATCTTCAAGATATGCCATCTATCTGCTTCTGTTTCCAATATCTTGCCACATAAATCTTTAGTAGCCCATCTGGTCATATTGATGATTTGGATGCTTCCTTGCTCTAATCTTGATAGGAATGTATCTGTGTAGAATTTCCAATGCTCATCCAATATCCTATCATTGAATGCCTCTTTATCATTCTTAATTGGATCATCTATTATTCCAATGTTACAACCAATACCAGTAATAGTACCACCCATACCAGTACCAAGATAGTTGAAATGTTGGCCCTCTAAACTCCACATTGAATTGGAGGAATCACCATACTTGATATTTACATTAGGAAATACATCATTCATTCCAATTTTGCTAAACTCAAGATTCTCAGTATCAATAGTATCTCTTACTCCCTTAGAGAATCTACTAGCTAATGATGAATTATAGGATACTGCAATCACTCTATTGCTTTGGCTTTTACCCAACACCCATGCAGCAAAGTTGATTAAGCTGAATGATTTACCATGTCTTGGAGGCATATTGATCATTACCCTCTTGATAGGATTACCATCAGCATCCTTTACTTTGCCCTCATATATTGCTTGTAATGTATCAGATAAAGTCTTTAGATGTGCTTTATCATCTGTAAAGAAATCTGGATATAAGGCCTTCTGGAAATGCCAAAAGGATTTCTGTGCAGCTGTAATTTTAGCGTATCTCCTTATCTCTTTATTTGTCATCTATCTTTATGATCTTAGAATCTTCATTAGCCTCTCCCATAGATGTTTCAACCCAGATATTATACTCGTTGCAATCAGATTTAAAAAGGGAGATTTCACCGTTCTCCCCTTCCTTCCATACTCTCCAAAACTCAAACTTTCTGGATTTCTTTTTTCCATCATAATCCACAAACTCAATCTCATAAGTTCCAGAATCAATTAGGTATTTATATGTAATCTCCAAGCCCATCATCCGACAAACGAAAGATACTCATAATTTTTTATACTTAGCAAGTCTTGATTAATGATTGATTCTCCTTGCCCATTCTTTCTGATCACTTGGAATATCTTTGATTTAAAAGGATTGGTTTTATCCTTAGTAAATCTGCACATGAAGTTTAAATCATCCCATGTGGCTGGTTTTAGTGTATTGGCTTTATGCTTGGCATCTTCAAGGCCACATGCAAATACAACCATTCCTTTCATAATACCATTGATTCCATTGTTAAATACGATCCATTGTTCCATAAGTCTATTGTTTTTGTTTACTGATACGGCTAATCTATAAAATAGTTTTATAAATACCTAAAGTTTCTTCCTTAAATGTAAGATTCTGATTGCTAAACGCACAAAGAATGGTCTATGATAATACTCTTTTCCTTTAAGTATTGCCATCATTAAAGCTGGTTTATCAGTAGTAATAGATTTAATCAATATCCTCAGCTGTATCATCATCACCCAATTTTGAAAGTTTCTCCAGCTGCTCTAATGTAAGTCCTTCAAATGGATTAGTAAATGATCCACCATTGTTAGTGATATCTTTAGTTTCTATATACCCTCTCTTTCTTCCTTTTGTCTTTAAGTAGAATATTGTGGATGTTGGAATCTTATCTTTTATCTGCTCATGCAAGGATGATTCAGCAAAATCCAATGCAACATTCTCAATATCATCAATGGCCTTCTTGAAGTCTGGATCGGTATTGTAATACTCATAGTAAGTAGTTCTGGATATACCAACTTGCTTACATGCTTGAGATACTATCCCTAAGCACTTTTCCATTGCATCAATCAACTGCTTTTTATATTGTCCAGATGTGTTAGCCATTTTCAATATTTACTAATACGTAATATTCCTTCAATCTGTTTAGGAATCTCTTGTAAAACTGCCTCATTTCAGCCCCTAAAAATATAAATTCTTGATAGCTTTTATCAGTAAATATGGCAATAATTCCTCTATCTATCCTAATCCCTTGCTCAAGCAATGCACCATAGTAAGCCCCTATTTGTAGCTTATAATCTTCAATGTACTCTAATTTCTTTGGCTTAGAGGCTGTTTTAAAGTCATTGATGTAGGTAATACCATTTCTAACCAGTATAGCATCATATCGGCCCTCATAGCAGTATTTTTCTGATATTACTTGCTGTTCTGTGCTTTTGATAGTGTAAGGCTCTAAGAAATCATCCAAGAGAGGATTATTAGAATGGTTTTGGTCTGCGTATAATTGAACATTATGGTCTAATAATCTGCCTCTCTTGAATGCTTCTTGTATAATCCTATCAGCTTCGGCATCACCAACGGATGCCCTCCACGCTTCTAAGCCTTTTTTATCCTTAGTTTTATCAAGTATTTTAGTCACCGATGGGTACATCTACAATTGAATCTTTTTCTTCTTGTGTTAATACTTCCAATAGATAGCTGTATCTTGGTTCATCTTCTACTATCTTAAGGCATAACTGGTCTTGATAGATGTAAGCATCCAATACAGATGCCCAATCATCAGCAGAGTAATGGAATCCATCCACTCCAATTTTTGAAATCATGTGTAGATGAATCCTTTCTTGTAATGCATTAAATCCAGCTGTATCCTCTTGTGTAAATAATATTGCTTTCATGTTAGTAAACTTGATATTTAGTGTTTAACCAATCAGAAATCTGCCCTACTTGAGTAGCATCGTGTGCTACATCTTCATATGATAAGAAACTACCATAATACATTCCGAATGTACTATTGGCAAATATTCTTGAGAATGTTACATCCCAAGTAGATATATTTGTTTTTGTATCAATTAATTGATTATCAACATATACCTTAAACTCGTCTGCTGTTCTATCAACAGTGATTGCAAGTATTGTTAATACATCTCCAGTAACATATGAAACACCTTTAGGGGCTCCATCATTATCTCTAATTTGTATAGCTGTAGATAGTAACTCAAATCTTGGGTAACCACTTGCACCTCTTAAAGAATAGTAAATACTTGATGATGTAGATTTTTTATAAACCATATACATAGTAAAATCTGTAGTAATAGATTCTATGTTATTAGTTAATTCAAAATAATCATTTATAGCATAAATTGAGGCATTATTATTACCAAGTTCTGTAGTGTTATATAAAGGCTGATATGATGCTGTGGTTTGGTTCAATGTATTAGAAGTTCCACTTTGGTCATTAATTTGCCTAATGTTATCTCCATCAACTGCTAAAGTAGTACCAGCATCAGAATAAACATCAACATCTGGATTCACATACAAAAATAAATCATCTGTAATAGGAGGATTATCTCCACCTCCACCTCCAGAGGCAACTGGCTCACCAGCAATAATGCTAACACCACCACCAGCTGGAGTACCTACGTTTAATATTCTATCTCCCTTAATCATATTACAATAATTCTCTTGCTACAATCTTACCAGCTACTCCAGATTCTGCAATTACTCTGATTTCCTCAGTAGTAGCAATATAAGCTGATGCATCAGCAATAATTAATGAATCATCTGCATCAGTAGCATCTCCACTTCCAAAAGAAATATATGCCTTCTTATCAGATAAATTAGATATCCATACTCCCTTTCTATCTGGATTGGCTGCTACTAACTGCTGTGAAGTATTAGATGCTGTTACAGAAGTCTTAGTAGATGATGTTGAAACATCTGTTAAATGGTCACCAGTACATTCTTGATAGAATCTCTCAAAATCTGCTTGAGAATAAACAGATCCAGATTCATCTTGAATTTCAGCTATTGGCTGATTTCTGTATTCTGCTTGGCTTCCTAATGTAATGTAGTAAGAAGTATCTGCTAATTCTCCCTTCTTAACATAAACCTTAGAGGCATGTTCCTCATGATATTTTGATGTAACTGAATCCTCAATAATGCAGTAATTCCCTTTTCTGTAAAACTTAATGTTTGCCATTTCTATTTATTTTGTGATAATATTAATTCCAATCTGTTTCTCTGTATATCTGCTTTACGGATGTATTTTGTTCCATCTGTTAAATAGCTTTGTATGATAGCCACATAATAACTCCAAGATTCAAAGAATGGTACATCATTCTTATTCTCTAAAATGAATACATAATCTCCGTAGATATACTCTCCTCTTTTTACGGTAACTCCTCCCTTATTGTTCATAAAATCTGTGAGGCTTGATAAGTTTTTAAGCATTGGTAATGTTGTTTATTAGTGTTTTAAAATCTTCCTTAGTTCTAATAATGTGATATTCAAAGCCATGATTGAGTACCTGGACCATCCATTTCTTCTGTACTTCTTGCTGTTTTCCCTTTGGTGTTTTCATCTCAATAAAGAATGCTCTACCCTTAAAATAAAAGGTAAAATCAGCCCTTCCTGGCTGTACTCCCATAGCTTTATTCTTATTGCCTTGAATAGCATTAGCAGAATTATTCAAATTGTAGCAAAGTAAGCCTCTATATTCTGGATATGTATTATGAAACCATGTATAGCATGATGCTTGTATTCTCTCTTCACTACTGGAAAACTTTGAATCTATTCTTGTTTGCATGGTTTAAGATACATAATTTTTAGAATATTAATTATTCATTTTTTAATTGTGTTTCTTTGAAACCTAATATCCAACCTTTTATAGTATTTGGTGAGCAACCAATTTCTCTTGCTATTCCTTTGTAAGATCCACCTTCTGCATACATCTCAACGGCCCTCATTACATTAGCATCAGTTTTTTTTATTTCATTATTTTTTATAGCAGCTTCCAAATCATCCAATGAAACTCGTCTAAATCTTTCATCAAATGCTTCTAAACAAGCATCTGCATACATGATACAATAATCTTCATTAGTTTTCTCTCTTGAGGCTGCCATAAAAGCATCTAACCATGCTTTTTTTCTTATTAAATCGTGTTCTTTTTGATAATCCATTATTGAAATACTTTAAATCTGTTCTTGTTTACATATTGAAATCCATCAGAATAACCCATCATTTTACAGAATTGTACTGCTTCAAATTTATTTGTCATTTGATGTAGCACCCAGAATGGATTAATCAATTTAGCTTTACACATTACTACCTTTTCTTCTAAACCTACCATTTTAGCTTCTTCTAATAAATCTGCTTTACTTAACTCTTTTAATTCAGCTATCTTTCTATTTTTAATATCTTCCTCTGTTTCCTTAAACTCATGGCCACAATAGCCACATTCTTTTGCTGATGCTGGTAGAAATGATTCACACATTGGGCATTCCTTAATTGGTGCTACTCCCTTTGCTTTTCTCTTCTTCTTTAAATCCCATATTCTTGGTGCTTCCCAAAAATTATGCCTCTTGATATTGTTTCCAAAATCGAGTAATATGAATGATTCTTTATTAGGAGTAATTCTTGATCCTCTGCCAACCATTTGTAAAAACAAAGGTAGAGATGTTGTGGCTCTGTATAGAATAACGGTTTGAATATCTGGGCAATCATAACCAGCTGTTAATATTCCAACATTGATAAGTATATTGGTTTCTCCAGCTTTGCAATCACCAAAGTATTCCAAGATGCCATCATTTACCTCATCTGATTTATTAGAATGGATTAAGTAACATTGCAATCCCTTCTGCATCAACTCATGATATAATCTCTCAGCAGATTGAATGCTAGAGGCAAAGCATATCGCTTTGGTATTATTGGCATGTTTAATGTAATTCTCAGCTACGCCATCATAAATTCTGTTTTCATCATACATCTGGCCCAAAGATTTACCATTGAAATCTCCAGCAGTCTTTTTTACATTATCCAAAGGTACATCCAATCCAAATGTTCTGCACTTAGATAGCTTACCAATGGCAACCAATTCCGGAGTATCTATATCTTGAATGATATCTTGGTAATATACATCCATTGATGATTGCTGACCAGTTCTAAATGGTGTAGCAGTAGCACCAATAATAAAACTATTAGGATTGAAATACTCAAATAGCTTTTCAAAGCATGTCTTATGGGCCTCATCTATTACTATCATTGTACAAGATTGAATAAAGGCCTTATAAGCTTCTCTCCTTCTGTATAATGTTTCTACCATTGCTACGGTACAGCTGGTATTGATAAAATGCTTTGTATCTGCTGTAATATGCTCTGGCTGGATTCCAAAATGATGGAATGATGAGGTAGCTTGATGGAGTAGTTTCTTTCTATCAGTTAAAACCAATACTTTACCACCTTTCTTGATGTGCTGGGCAATCATGTAGCTAAACATCACCGTTTTACCAGCACCAGTAGGTGCAGTTAGCACCACTCTTTTATTACCATTAATAAATGATTGTCTAAGATTAGCGACTAACTGCTCTTGGTATGGATATAGAC